CAAGAACTCACTTGTTTGTTAATTTGTACCCTTTTCAAGTTTTTTATAAACCTCTACTATGGATTTTCTCCTCCCCAACACTACGATCTACCCTGAACGTCAGAACATTTCAGATGAATCAAACTTCTCTTACGAAGGAATCGACCCTAACAGTCACTCACTTCCCAAGAAGTTCTTCTCTCCTGGTCCAACTTACTTCATATGTCGCACATTTGTCATCACAGCTCTTCTCATGTATGCCTGCTTCTTCAACGCTGCACTCATCTATGAAATCATTACTCTGTCTCGACGCACAATGGCTACTCCCGAACTAGCTGAACAATTCCTCTTCGGATATAATGTTGAACAACATCATATCATCAAAGATGAACACTACTGGAAAGCAATTCAAATAGTTGCTGATTGGTTTCGCCCATCGCATCTTATTCATCCTGTCCATTTTACCGACTTACGCTGGTATCCATGGAATCTCTCAACGAATGCTGAACGTCCTTTCTCTACTCGAAGCAAATGGATTAACGCTCTACGCGCTAAAGCTGATCATTTCGATCCTAACCTCATCGGTCAGAAACGAACTTTTCACAATCTCTACAACGAGATCTTCACTTACTCTCGAAATTATATACATAAGATCAAAGAAGGAATTCCTGTTTTCTTGCACCCTATGACAATTCACGTTAAACCTGCTATTGTCTTCGATTTAATCAAGGAAAAACTCAGAACCATATTTGGCGTCCCAAAACCCGTCATTTTTTCTGAAGCCATGTTTCATTGGCCTTTGTTTTCCCATTATTTCACGCACGGAAATTCACCATTATTATGGAACTACGAAACTCTCAACGGTGGAATGTCTCGATTGAATGCCGAATGGCACTCATTCTTTAGACACTACCAACCTGTCTTTTCACTCGACTGGTCCGAGTTCGATATGCACGTCTACTTCGACATGTGGTCTGATTGCCGACAAGCTGTCAAATCATACTTCTGCTTCTGCGGATGCTATTGCCCCACAACGTATTATCCATATGCTCGCACCTCACCCCATCGCCTCCACAACCTGTGGAACTGGATCGAATATGCATATTTCAACATGCCTCTGGTCTCACCACTAGGGAATGTTTTCAAACGCAAATTCGCTGGTATGCCATCCGGCATATTCTGTACCCAATTCTGGGATTCATTCTACAACAGCGTGATGGTCGTCACAGTCTTACTCGCCTTAGGCGAAGAGATTGCTCCCAATCATTTTTTCAAATGTATGGGTGATGACGTACTTTTTGGCTTACTTCGAAACATACCTATCTCTGAATGGGCTAGTTTCTTAGAACGCTTTGCAATCGAAGCTAAACGACGATTCAATTCAAAAGTAAGTGCACACAAATCACACGTCTCTCAAACGATTAACGATACTCAAATCCTTGGGTATTTCAATTGGAATGGATGGCCTGTACGCTCTGACAAAGAGTTACTCGCTGCCCTGCTCAATCCAAAATCATTACGTGATGAACCGTCTTACCTGATGGCTCGCTCAATTGGTATCTACTACGCATCAGCTGGTAGTCCCAAGCTACGCCCAATCTGTAAGCACATATACGATGAATTAAAATTTCAAGGTATTGAACCTGACTCTCGCGGTCTTAACAAGATCTTCGGACTCTGGGATACAACTATGCCTGAAATCATCCTCTCACACTTTCCAAGTATGCTGGAAGCAACTTGCCGTCTCTCAAGACCAAGTAGTCGCAACCCCGACCTTCAAGCTAAATACTGGAATCGTGAACATTTTATCTTCGACGCCGGATACGTCCCATGTACACTAGATGATATAACAACATCTTTTGAACATTTCAATCTCCATTAACTCTCAAGTTTCTTAATTAAAAC